AGACATGCGGTTTCTACCTAAACAAAAAGAAGTTTTGATGACTCTTATAGGGTCCACTTCTGATGAAAAGAAGATCAAGTTTATGGTAGATAGCAAAGAAGTAGAATTTTCGCAACGCAATCTTCTGGAGAAATTTATTGAACTTCAACCTAATTTCTCCGATAAAATCTTTGCTGAATTAAGCAAGGATGGAGAGAAAGAAAAGGAAGACGATAATAAATTGACCCAAGAAGAAAAGAAAGTCAATAAATATATGGCTGAGAATAAAGGCGTAACTTATAGACAAGCTGTTTTGGCTGTTTTAAAGACTACTGAAGAAAAAAAGAAATAAATAAAATTAAATAGAAAGGAAGTGATTTTAATGTCTCAAGCCGTTGGAGCTTTAGATATAACTTTAAAGTGCGGTGCATCAAGTCTTGCTACCCATCAATTTAAGTTTGTTACACTTCATACTGATGGGACTTGTATTCTTGGTGGCACTGGTGGAGTTTTGATTGGAATTTTACAAAATACTCCTGCCGTTGGTGAAGCTGCCAGGGTAAGAGTATTAGGAACAAGTAAATTAGTAATGAGTACGACTTGCGATGAATTAGCACAATTAAAATCTGCTACTGGAGCAGGTGTTACAGTTACTACAGCAAAGGATTGGGTCGGAGCAATAGCTCTGGAAGCCGCCACTGCTGCCAATGACATCATTGAAGTATTAATAGTTCATACAATCTGTACTACATAATAAATAAGTAATTAAATAAAGAAAGGAAGTGAAATTAAATGCCTGAAGTGGAAAATGTACACACAGATGCAATTTTAAGTAATATTTCGGTACAATATAGAAACGCTGCCTATGTGGGTTCACAATTATTGCCGGTTGTGCCGGTACAGAAAGAAAGCGATCTATATTATTTATATAATTCTAAGGCTGATAGGTTTAGGATTCCTACAACCTTGAGAGCTCCCAAATCCGAATCAAAACAAGTTGATTGGAAGGTAACAACTGATACTTATACTTGTGAGGAGCATGCCTTAAACGATTTAATTGATGACCGGGAAAGAAATAATGCAGATGCCCCTCTCAATCTTGAGGTAGACACTGTAGAATTCTTGACTGATATCATAGAACTTGCACAAGAAAAGAGATATGTTGACCTTCTCACTGCTATGACTCATGGTGCTACTGTTACAATAAAATGGGAAGATTATACCAATTCTGATCCTATTTCTGATATTAAAACTGGTAAACAATATATCCATAGCAGAATATTCAGAGAACCAAATACACTTTTATTGGGGAAAGAAGTTTATGATACATTGAAAGATCATCCTGATATTTTAGATCGCATCAAATATGTTCAGAAGGGTGTGGTTACTGCTGAATTAATGGCCAGTGTATTTGAAGTAGATAGAGTATTAGTTGGAGAAGCGGGATACAATACTAATAAAGAAGGACAGAATGCCAGTTATTCTTATCTTTGGGGTAAATATGGAATACTTGCTTATGTAGAACCAAGACCTGGAATAAAGAAATTTTCTCTTGGTTATACCTTTAAAGTTGGAAACAACGTAACTCGTAGGGCTCGTATTGAAACTAGACATAGTGATTGGTTTGAAGTTGCTATGATAGTTGATGAGAAGTTAGTTTCTGCTGATTGCGGATATTTACTAACAGGTTGTATAACATAAACAACTAAAGATAATACAACGGGGGGAGGGTTGATAAATTCCCTCCCCACTTAAAAGATTAAATGAAAGGAGATTAAATATTATGGGAATTGATAAATTTTATAGAAGAGGTGTATTTCCAGCAATATCAGTAGGGGGTCTTGAATTTGAAAGCGGAGCTTATCCTATTGCTGGGAAGACTTATTATGTTTCTAAACAAGGAAATGATTCTAATGGATTAAATTGGAAGAATGCTTTTACAACTTTAGCCGCTGCTATTGCAGTTTCTAATATTTATGTAGATACACATCTTAATGTTTGGAATAGAATTTATGTTGATGGTGGTAATTATACCGAATCATTAGTAATTTTTCCCAAACATTGTGAAATGATTGGAGTAGGTGTCCCTTCTGATGGACCAAGAGTGAATGCTTCTACAGTCCTTACTACAGCTGTAGATTGTTGTCATATTTATAATATGCAATTTAGAACCTCAACCGCTGCTCCCATTGTTAAAATTCCAGCTGGTAGTGCAGGTGCTTGGTTTGTTAATTGTATATTTAGTTGTGTTAGTGGAATACAACCTACTATTGGATTAGAAATCGGAAATTTTGGAGCTTACAATAAAATAATTAATTGTAAATTTCAAGGTAATCCTTCAACAACAACTGGTATTCAATTTGATGGTCAAAATAGTCCATTTAACGATATTATTGGTAATTTCATATCAGCAATAACTACGGGAATATTATTTGCTAGTGATAATGGTGCTTCATATAGTGATTACCAAACATATATCAAGGAGAATGTCATTTGTAGGACTGATCCAAATAGTTCAAGTCAACTTGTTATTGGAATAGATATTCAAGATACACAAAGTCGTTCAGACCTTATGACAATTCGTAACTATATTGCCGCTGCAACCGCTATTCATGATGCTGGGACTAAAAATGTTAATAATCATATAGCTAATGAAGTAGTAGAAGCTACTGTCGCAAATAAGGAAACAAAGTATAGTTAATAATTAAATAGGTTTTAGGGTTGTCCTAGGACAACCCTAACTTGAATATAAGGAGTGATTGATATGAAGGAAAAAGTAACGGTAACTTTTATAGATGATACTTCACTCGCATCTTATATTGTTCCCGGTAGTTTTAGAACCTATGTAGATAATAATTATATTTGTACTCTTGAAAATAAAAATAAGGTTTTTATTAATCGAGAAAAAGTCAAAATGGTTATTATATCTCAAGAAGAAGAATAGGAGTAATAGATGGCAGATTTCTGTTCTACCACGGACGTTTTAACTAACCTTAATATGGCAACAGCGGAAGTTCCTTCTGCTTTATTAACTAAAGCTATTATCAAGGCTACTGCAGAAATAAGGGCAGCCTTTTCGTCTGATTTATTAAGTGCTCTTGATGCATTAACTACAACTCCAACTATCATAAAATCTTTGGCAGAGGATATTGCCTCTTATTATGTTATTCGAGGGTTATATTCGGGTAAATCGCCAAGTTCGAATGAATGGATTGAGAAATATAAAGAGGCAAAGGCAACTCTTAAAGATATTGCCGAAGGAACTAAACAAATAGAGGGTATTGCTGTGGATGTGGGAGCAATACAATCGAGTACTATAAATTATAAACCAACATTTGACGAAAGGGATGAAACTTGTTGGGAAGTAGATTCTGAAAAGTTAGAGGATTTAGAAAATGACTGAAGGAGCATTGATTACTTATGAAATCCAAAATGATGAGAAGGTAAGACTTCTATTAAAAGAGGCTGGTGATAAAGCAAAGAATTTACGTATCCCTTTGAAACGGTGCGGAATTTTGATGTTAGGTTCTATTGATAAGAATTTTAGAGCAGAAGGCAGACCTACAAAATGGGCGCCGCTTTCAGAGATGACTCTTGCCAGAAGAAGAAAAGAAGGAAGAGGAGCAAAAATATTACAGGATACTGGATTAGGTAGAGGTTCTATTGTTTATGACGTCGTATCTGATCAGGAAGTACAGATAGGGACTCCTCTTGATTATATGAAAATACATCAAATGGGTGGTTCTATTAACTTACCGGCAAGGACTATAGTTCCAAATAAAGCCAGAGTTTTACATTGGGTTGACCCTGAAACTGGAAAAGATATTTTCTCGATGTGGGCTCATCAAAAAGCGAGGACGATAAAGATACCAAAGCGTCAGTTTCTACTTTTCCAAGAAGAGGATAAAACAAATATTGTAAAAATATTTACAGAGTATCTTGAGGAGATAATAAAGTGAAATTAGAGAATATCTGGAATAAGATTAAAACTATTTTAGAAGCTGATACTGAACTAAAAAAATATATTAAGGTGGTTTTTGCAGGCACGAGGGATAATATTCCTTTGAATAACTTCCCTTGTATCATTCTTGAGCCTATTACTGCACCAGAAGAATCTATTACTATGCCTCATAATACGGAAATAACGTTTACTATAACTATATTCGGTTATATCAAAATATTTGATTTAGATAAACAGATAGTCGGGGATACCACTTTGAAGGGTATTCTTGATTTAGATTTTGATATTAAACACGCTTTGGGTGCATACATTGACTTGGACGGGACTTGTCTATACTTTTCCTTCCCTAATACAAGGTTTGATTTTAATTCCTTCCCATTTAGGGGAGTCGAAATAGATATAAAAATAACTTTAAGGCAAGATTTTGTAACCAGAACATAAAAAAGAAGGTGATGACTTATAAAAATAAGATATAACAGAACTAGTGAATTAGAAATAGTCGGAATTGGAGTTTTTAAACCTAATCAAATAATAGAAATAGATGATGAAATAAAAGCTGAAAAATATTTAGATACTGGCTATTTCGATGAGATAGAAGAAATTAAAAAAGAAAAGAGAATTAAAATAAGAAAATTTAAAAAAGAAAGGAGTGATTTAAATGCCAATAGGAAACAAAGGATTTATTGGAGTTAAGAAAGAGACTACTTGGGGTTCAAAAGTAGTAGGTGATAATGATTTTTATTTGCCGTTTGTTAGTGAAACTCTTATTGCTAATATCGAAGAAGTATTATCGGCAGCACAGAGGGGAGTACCTGATGAGCCAAAATCATATCAAGGGGAAAGGGCTTTTGCTGGTGATGTCGTAATAGAGGTGCATCCGGCAAGTTTGGGAGCTATCTTACGAAGTGCTTTTGATGTGCCAGATACAGACCCTGCAGGGACAACCGAAACTTTACTGGAAAATTGTGAGGATGCCTGGAATGAGTTAGTGGATGGTGGAGTAATATCTGGATTAGATGTAGTGGATTATAAAAAAGGTAGTGGTTCAGTGAAGATACAGATTACTGCTGATGTATCGGCAGGCGATATTTGTGCTTCTGAGGTTTTAGCCTCAACCGATATGCATTTAGATACTGCTTTGAGGTTCTGGATTAAATCGGATGTGGCCTGTGATGCTTCCGATTTAGCGATCAGAATTAGTGAATATGCTTTATGTGCAACTACTGGAACTTATAAAGATGTGTTAGTTCCTGCCTTGGTTGCTGGAGTCTGGACAGAATGCACTGTTACTATGGCTTCTATGACTGCTTTTGATGCAGTAATTAGTATTGGTTTAATACTTATGGTAGATAAAGGTGAAATGACTGTCAATATTGATGATATTAGAAGAGTGGTAACTGGAACTGCTGCCACTGCCAAACAACATATATTTATACCCAGACAAGATGATTTTCACGCAGATTGTCCTCTCAATCCTTATACTTTAGAAGTTTATCGGGATCAAGGAGATTCCTTCCAGTTTTTAGGGGCAATATTTAATACTTTGAAATTGGATTTCTCGACTACCGATAAAATATTAAAGGCAACTTGTGGGATTATATCAAAAAATTTAGGTGATGTGGCAAAGACTTCTGTGGCTCTTGAAACTACTAATCCATTTACGTGGAATCAGGCAGTAATATCTATAGGTGATTCACCAGTCGTTAATAATGATATATTGAGTTTCGGAATAGATTATAACAATGCCTGTAAAGCAAGATATACCCTCAACAATACTGTAATACCCAGAAGTATTATCAGAGATGGTTTTAGAGTTACAGCAGTTAATTTTGTAATCGATTTCGTAAATAGGACTGAATATAACAAATTTTTATTAGGGTCAGAACAGGCCTTTCTAGTAAAGTTTGAAGGTGCAGAAATAGCTGGCAATGCTGGTGTTTATTATACTCTGCAGATTGATATGCCGAAAGTTCAATATAAGGCTTTCCCGATTAATATTGGTGGACCAGGAAGATTGACCTGTGCAGTTACCGCAAAAGCCAATTATGATCCAACTGGTGGGGTCTTGTATGCCATTAAGGCAAAGTTGATTAATTTAACACAAACATATTAAAAGAAAGGAGGCATTATGTCTAAAGTAAAAATTGGAGATAAAGAATATAAATTAAGTAGGTTAAATTATAAAGATGTTAAAAAAATGAATAGGTATAGAACAGAAAATAAATTAGATGATTTAGACTTTGATACTTATATACTTATTTATACTTTACAGAAGGCGAATCCTGATTTTAAAATGACCATTGATGAATTTGATGAAGCATTAGATATAAATGAAATTGATTTTGTAAGAAAAGAGATTAATGATTATTCAGGATTCAATAAATATATCAAGAAAATACAGGATGAAAAAAATTTAACCCTTGGGATTGGCAAGAAATAGCAAAGAAATTAGCCTTTGTTTATCATTGGAATTATAACGAAATAATGTCAATCCCCTTAGAGGATATTATTTTTTTCATAGATGACGTAGAAGTTATATATAAAATAAAATTAGAGAAAATGGGAATTGGAACAAAATATATATAAACTTGATTTATTTTGTTTCAAAAAAGGCACTGGTTCTACCACCACCCCCACTTGTTGCATCAGAGATTACTCCGTGGGAGAAGCCACCCCCATCACCTATAGAAGTTATAGGTATTTCTGGTTTTAAATTTATATAATTTTTAATTAATAGAAAACTGATAGATAAAATAATTAAAAATAAAATATATTTTTTCATAATAATATACCTCCTATTTTTTGGTTGTAATTATATCACAATTTAAAAAATAAGTAAAGGTTAGGAGTGATTAAATGCCTTTCGGTTCAGAATTAGTAGTAAAAATAATAGGTGATGCTTCTAAGCTAACCAGTGAGTTAGAAAAGGCTGGCGGCAACGTCAAAAGTTTTTCTGAAAAAGTAGGCAATATCGGAAAAGTAATGACCATTGTAGGCGGGGCGGTTACTGCTGCATTTGCATTAATTATTAAAAAGACTGTTGACGTTGGAGATGCCTTTAACGATATGAGTCTGCGGACTGGTGTTGCCGTAGAAGATTTATCCGCTCTTGCTTATGCTGCTAAACAATCAGGGACAGATATAGAATCGGTAGAAACTTCCCTTAAATTCTTGACTCGTGCTATGGACGATACAGCCAAAGGAATTGGAACGGCTAAAGATACCTTTGCAGCATTGGGAATATCCGTTACTGATGCAGAAGGGAAATTAAGACCTACTGTTGAGGTAATGAAAGATGTCGCTACTGCTGTTGCGGCAATAGATGACCCTGCTCGACAGGCTGCGGTTGCTATGGAATTATTTGGAGCAAGAAGCGGGACTCAATTAGTTCCTTTACTTAAGTTAGGCGAAAAAGGTATTGACGATTTAATGAAAAAAGCTGAAGAATTGGGGATTGTCCTTTCCACTAAAGAAGCACAGGCGGCTGATGAATTTAAAGACAAAATGAATGACCTTAAAGATGTTTTAGGGGCGGCAGGAAGAGATATAGCTAATGTATTAATTCCTTCTCTTACTGCATTAGCTGTAAAAGCAGTAGAGATAATTAAGAAAATCCGGGAGTGGGCTGAAGAACATAAAACATTAATAGACTGGATTGTAAAGTTAGGAGCAGGATTGGGGGCTTTGGCGGCGGTAGGGGGACCAATACTATTAGCAGTTTCAGCTTTTATGAAAATGCATGCAGCTATGGTTGCAATTAGCACTCTTTCAAAAACTACATTTATACCTTCTATAGATACAATCGGAGCAAGATTAATATCATTCGGGGCTACCAGTGGACCTATTGGAATTATGACTCTTGCTATTGCAGGATTAGGTCTTGCCTGGAAATATAATTTACTTGGTATGAAAGACGATATGGATGCAGCATTTAAATATATTCAAGATACTTCTGTTAAATTATTAGACGGAA